TATTGCTGTGTGTCGTTGAATTTTATTAGAGGTTGATTGATGTAAAAGTAATTGATGATAAGATATCAACCTGTACGGCGGTGGTCGTAATATGAGAAATAGTAGTGATTAAGTCCTGTTCAATGGCAATTTGATCGTCAGGTGAGATGCCATACGCACGGTGGAAAGACTCCCGAGCAACCGAAGTTGGTTCAGCAATCACGGTATCCATCCCGCGTGCAAGAAATTGCATTCCCGTAGAAAATTCCTGTTCTTCTTGGGGGCGGTCTACCATCGAAGGGTAGAACCGCCAAAAGAGGGGCATATCACCAGCCAGTGCAATACCGCACCAGCCAATGGCCGACCTCAATTCACGAAGTTTGACGATGTCAATGGTGTTCTTTAGAGACAACGAGTCTTTGCCGAAGCATACTCGTGGATCTCGCAACATCCTCCATTTCTCACCATCAAAAACTGGTCGGGCTTGACAGAACTCGATGTGTTCGAGCTCATAAGCAATCCCTTCCAACTTCATTGTGAACCCCAAGGAACGGAAATAATCGGGAAAGGTAGCTAGCACTTTCGCGAGGTGTTCCTGTTCCACTATGAGCACTCCATCGTCGCCGTCATTAGCGTACTCAAATTTCACTATTCCTATATACATCATGAAAGACCACGTCATTCCACACATCGTCAAGCAGTTCCCCATGGCGGTATCCATGTCTCCACTGAGTCGGGTTCCTTTGATCTTGTATTTAAACGCCCCATCTTGGGCTCGTGCAAAGCAGGTGTTGACTTTTCGCCAAGAATTCAAACGTTTTAAATCGTCTGGATCCAGGGTCATACGCTCCTCGATTCCATGCTCCCAGTTGATTATCTGGATGTTGCAATGTTGATCAAATCGAGATGCGTCTAACAAAATGGCAACAGGCTTATCAAACCTGCGCCACTTGCGAGCAATCGCACTGCCCCGCTCGAGGGCATTCAGTCCTTTCATGACCGTCGTACTTCGGAAGACTCTCGCTATACCACGAAAGACTTCCTTCTCCATAGGTTTCAGGTGTTTTCCAATTTCAATGTTGAACCTAGCAGAACGTGGCGAAATGGCCCGTGGACACGGGTCATCTTTCCGGGTGAGATTAACTTTCTCATCCTTGATGAATACCTGAGCGAAACTATCCTGCCTACGCAGGGGAAGTAACTCCAGACTGTCAGCATTAGCTTGGTACACTTTACGTTTTCGACCCGTGTAGCTCTCGACGAATTCCTTCGTGGTTAGCGGCACAACTCGATTGGTCATGTGTATTAGCTTCTTGCCAAATTTCTTCAAACTCTTCTCTACTACTCCTGGCAAAGGTTGTGGCGGAGTCACCTGACATCCCGCCTCATCCTTCACCGTGAAGACCCTCTCAACTAGGGCCCGTTCAATATTGTCACTAGAATTGACGTGGACACCCCATCGCTCACCACCCCCCCAGGGATGGTGGTTCACTAGTATGCGAATACGGGGTTTCATGTACCCAAAGTTCGATAGCCGCACGATACTATTCCCCATTGGTTTCAGCAAATGTCGAATTTCTTCAACAGGTACTTTCACTTTAGAGGAAAAACCGGCAACGAACTCTGGGCACCATTACGCTCTCATTATCGTCATCAAGGACGCCGTCCAGTGTCTGTGACGACTGGGGGTGTCTGACAAGGCAGTGGCAAACCACTCATCCAAGTCCTCCTCAGCCACTGTAGGGGTGACCAAAGACATGATAACGCACGGCAGATCGCGCTCCACATGGGTGGGTCTGTGTCCGTCCTCTATCATCAACCGAGCCGCTAGAATGCGGGACGATCGACG